AAATTCGCACCTTCCAATCTTATCAACGCTTCCATCTGAGTCCATTAATCCCTGAACCAAACTCAACCTATCTTCAATAGATGCCATTTTGTATGCGTCTGGTATAAACTTCTCAAAAGATTTTTTACCGTAAAGACCTAGACCCTTTAGAATGCGTATCATTTCGTTTTTCCCAGTTGTTGAAACAATCCTGTGGTTTCCCCTTACCGCATTTCTATTTGAAATATGGGGCTTAATAATATGTCCAGAGACAAGACTATTTCCAACATGATTAATTATCTCTTCATCAACATTTGTAAATCCCAAATAATCTCCAGACATTCCCCCCTCTCCCAAAAGCAACCCCATTAAATATGGCTCTATGGGAAGATTTTCGCTTTTTGCAAAATTTACTGGATGTATTTGCGGAACCCTTGGTCTTGCTTTTGTTTTTTCAATAAGATGTTTAAGGTCAACAGTGCTCAATACTTTGTCTTTAACGCCGCAGACTTGGATCATCCACAAATGCTCATCACATGCAATGGCGCTGGATTTGTCCTGTAAGCCAATCTTGTATAAATCTCTTTTGCCCTTTGGGAAAACCCCAGTGACAAATGACGTTTCGCCGTTTGGATCAATAATCTCGTCTCCAACCTTTATATCTTTCATTAATTTAAACCCATTTGGCGTCAAAACTTTTGATGTTAGCGGAAGGGCATTGCCTTCCACGGCTTGAAAACTTTTATCACCAACCTTGGTAATAATCCCGATATGGGAAAAGTCAAAGATAACAATGTCCCCAACTTGGGGCTTGGCCTTGGCAGACAAGACCTTGGTGGTAGCGGGACGCCCCTTTGCCCAATCGATGTACCCGAACGCCGCTGCGGTCTTGGGTCTCCACTTGTCAGGAGTCATCACCTTTAGCCCCAGCCACTCGGCATTCTCCTCATCCTTGAGCCACTCTTGAATTACCCAACCCGTAAACGCCGCACACCAAGGCCATGAAGCTGGCTTGAGGTTGGTTGCCGATTGGTACTTGCGGATCTTGGCCCCGTTGTTGTTTCCGCCAGACTCCTTCACCCCGACTTGGGATAGGGCAATCTTGGCAAGATTCTCAAGAGCCTTGGGCGTCTTCTGCTTGGGAGCAGGCTTGGGTTCTTTCGGCGCTTCGGGCTTGGAGTTCTCCTCTAATGCGGAGGGCAAGCTCGGTGAGGACGGCGCTGGGCCAGTATCGGAGCTTTTGGAGCCAAAGAGTTTCTGGATTAATTTCCACATGGGGCTTACTCACCCACTAATTCTACCACTTGCAAACGCGCCTGCCAATGTCCCAGTTCCTAGAAATCCGCTCCACCTCGGACTCCGATGGTGACGGAAGTCTTTCCATCATCGCCCCGCTTCCCTTTGACCCAGAAGCGGATGGAACTGAGTAAACGGAAAAGGAAACTTCTGCGATCTTCTTCGCGCTTTTTGGTAAATATGGCTTTGAGGATTTCATCTTTAAGGGGTTTCACTTGCGCTTGCGTTTGGTTGCGGGCTTCTTGACCTCAACAGCCCTGCGGACTTCGGTGTAGGTGATCGGCCCAGCAACCCCATCCACATCGGTATTGACCAAGGCTTGGATCTTCTTGACGCCCTTGGCGTTGATCTCGTTGGTGACGTAGTTGACGATGGATACAAGAAGGGCAACAAGGAAGCCTGTGAGGCTAACCTGATCGACAGACTCGGCCAGCTTGGGGTCAACCATGGCGAGGCGGGACACAACTGTGGCAACCACCATGGCAATAAGCGGGGTGAGGAACCCCCCCAACTTACTGACCAGAAATGCCAAAACTTTATCTTTCATTTGGTATTAGCCCTCAATTTTGGTCCGCTGAACTGCCGATTCCACCGTGAAGCGAATCAGGGACTCGGAGGCATCAATCCCGTTACGGATGGCGGCAGAGGTTAGCTTTTTGACAGCGGCTTCTCGTTTCTGCGAGCCAGTCTTACTGGTGTCGGCCAACTCGCGGACGATATCCAGAGCAAGGGGGAGGAGGGACGCTGCTGCGTCAGCAAAAAGCTCGCGGAGGATGGGCGCGTAGAAGGTCCAGATTTTGGAAGGAATACCCAGAAGGGTGGCAAGGAATGATTTCATGGTTTAAGGTTAGACTAGAATCCCTTGGATTTCAAGTAATCTTCGATTCTTTTTGTGCGCTCATCAATTCGGGCCAAGGTCTCGCTGCGGGTCTGGTTCTCTTGGTTCATTAGATCAATCCGCGCATCCTGTTTGGCGTCATTGGTCTGAATGTGGCGCATTTGCTCTGGGAGGACAATCCACCCATTGAGGGCTGAAAATAAAGTAATCATCAGGGCGACCCCCGCAATCAACTCGCTCATGGTCAGCTTTACGCCGCGCTCCAACCCTCTGCGTCTTGGAATTTCTTCGATGCTCATAGTGCTGTAATAATGGAGGCCACTTGATAGCGCCAAGGCCAGTCAATATAGGTGGCTAGGTTTGCGGGGTTAGCGGTGTCTCCGCGATAGGCGGCAGCTATGCGTCCCAACGCTTGTTTCTCAGTCCAGTCGATAGTGCCAAGGCTCGACCCCGAAACCGCATCATAGATGGCCTTCCAGACATATTGTTTGGGAAGAGAGATGTAGTTTGCCTCTGGAAGCGGTGCGCCTGCGGCTACGGCAATCTTCGCCCAGAGATAGCGTTCTGGGAGTGTAGTGTAATTGGCAATGGCTGGAACTTTGGTAACGGTGGGCGGCGGGGCAGGGCCATCCTCTACTGTCCAAGTTGTTACTTGCCAAGGGAATTGGACATTATCGCCTGACGAAAACACCGTGTTTTGCCCGCTTCCCCAAATATCCCAACGACTACCACTCCAAGTTATCGCGTTTAGATCTGCTTCAGAAGATCCAGAAAGATTGTAGCTGGGTTTTCCAGCAACATCTTTGGTATAAGTATAAATGCCCCTGATTTCGGCATTTCCTGATCCCGAAACAAAAACAGAAGAAGGGGCTTGGGCTTCCCCCAGTTCATTAACCAACCATTGGGCAAGCATGTACTTTCGGGGCTGGTCAGCCGCCGAAGCAAAGACAGAATCTAAAGTGGGGAGAGCCATAGCCTATGGTCTCCGTCCTTTAAGCCATGCCCATGATACGCTCACCCATGCCAGCCATCGGGGACACGCCAGCTTCCATCTCGTCAGCGGCCTCGTCCTCCATCTCGTCCTCTTCGGACTCGTCTTCGGCGATTTCCACGCCAGCCAACATAGTGGGAACCAGCGAGTCTCCGTCAACACGGAAGGTCACAAGCTCCTCAAACGTGTCGCCATCGGCAACGTCTTCGGGAAGGGTATAGTCAGTCGGAATAGTTAGTTTCATAATATTTACTCTCTCTTCATAGAGCTTGCCTTAGATTTTACTCCAAGGCAAGCCTTGATGACTAGAGACTAGCTATTAAGGAACCAGATAACCGTAGCCGCTACCGCTCGCGCACGGCACGAGGTCACCAGCCAAGCTGCAACGCAGATGGATGATGTAGTAGCCCCACTGCGGGAAGATTTGCTTCACCGCGCAGGCCATCTTGGCACGCCAGTAACCGCTGTTCTTGTCGGGGTTGCACTGCTTATCATACTCGTTGATCCAGCGGAAGTCTCCGCGATAGTTCTGAGCATCATAAACCAGCTTGCCGACTTTGAGGTTCGGATTGGGAACGAGCCACTCCATCGCCTTGGGATGGAAGATAACCGTGGAGGTATACTTCGCATTCTTATAAGCGGGATTGACAATGGCTTTGGTGCCTTTGGTGGCAGAAGCCGTGATATACGGAGGAACCTCGACGAGTTTCCCAGCATCTGCACCAGCACCATCATTGAAGCGTTTCGGGAACGGGCGGCTATGGAACACATAACCAGCATAGCTCTTCTTGGGAAGAAGCATGTTGCCGTTGGGTCCAAGCAGATCGTTCACACGATCACTCCAGCGGATATCCTGACGGATGTCCTCGTTGATTTTGACCAACTGCTCAACCGTTGCACGGTCAGAGAAGATGTTGAACACGGGCGAACCGTCATCGGTCACCGCATCGCCGTCA